GTCCCGAGGATGGCGAACGAGCTATGTCCATGATCGAGGAATGGTCGAAGCAAGATAGACATGCTGACAATTCGAACGTAACTAAAAATGATTTCTTTCCTTGCGTGATTCGATCACTCAAGGAAACCGAGTTTAATGTATCTCAACCACCAGCCGTACTAACGCAGCATGGTATGGATAAAATGTTAAGGGCTGGATTGGATGGAGCACATGGCGTATCTAAAGATGATTTCTCAACATCATTTATTCATAATGTCAAGAAAGGTGGCGTGACAATATTAGAGAAGGGATCTTCTTGTATAGTTAATGGCGTTGAATTAAAACTGACGCCATCAGAGGCACGCTCAACGGACACTAAACCTCCAATTGATAGCGATGTATCCTATACTGAATCTTGGGTTAATAGATGGGGTGAAGCACGTAGATACACACCTTTCACGATGTGTTCAAGCTACGCAACATGGATTGAGTTGTATCAACAGATGGATCTGGAGTGGCCAGAGGCGAAAGCAAGAGGTGGATTTAGTTTACTGGTTGGATGCCTATATCTAGCTTGTGAGTGGGCCTGTAGAAACGGGACCGTATTAAAAGGTGGCGCGAAATCAGCTGATGGCTTTAGTAAGAATATCTTACAGTCATGGGTGGATGGATCATCAATTAAAATTCCACAATGGATGAACGTCTGGCGTATGCCAATGGATTATACTACGACAACTCTTACAGATGTTGGCTATGAAGCTCTAAAAACTAAAGGCCTAATGGAATGGTCGCGAGGTGAGTTATCTAAATCAATTGGTGGAATTGTGCCAGCTGAAACGCGCATGCCATTCGTCGAAAGATCAGAAGGTGGATTCCCGCTTCAGGATTCTGCTTTAACAACTATGGGCCCATTACGCATGTTCTTATGTTTCTCAGTCGCGCTAGAAATTACTGGATCATCGCATCTTGACGATCCCAGCACAAACTTTCATGGTTTCAGTAACTACTTGGAAGGCGCGCTATTATTCCTTGGAAAGCATCCAGGGCAAGTTGGAAGGCAAATGGACAAAGTCGTGGTTCAAATGATGCGCCTTTTGAGTGCTGACCTATCTATGAATGTTCCTTCGGGAATAATTGTGAAACAAGAGTTCGATGACATGCCTTTTGACACAGAAGTGCAAAGGAACATGAGAATTTATGATCAATACTCAATAGCAATAATTGCGCATAATCATAATGTACCTCCGAATAAGCAATCAGTGGCTGAGGCAATAAGTGCGGTTATTCCAGAATTAACTACAGGTTTAATGGAGATCTTTACAGAGTACAGTGGTAACAGCAACGCCGCCGATAAATACAATGTTTCAATGTACAATACCAAGATGCTGGACGCTATAACGCACTTGACTCACCCTGGTAACATTGAAGGGTATAGTAGGTCGTGCCATGGTTCGTTGCCTGTCAAAGGTTATAAATCAAAAACGCAAAGAATAGTACTGGAAGGCATAAATTCCAGCGCACCGCGATTGGTTGATAAGTATGAGGAGGAACTATTCTCAAATATATTTGAAGGTTTTATACCACCAGACTCAAAAGGAATGTTTGATAATATGTGGGCTTTATCGAACTCACGTTCCGGTGGTGCAGATAGAGTTGGCTTTAAGGTTTCACCCCAAATAATTCTAGATTCAGATCTAGCTGGGCAATTCGATGAAGGTTTTGTGTCTAATCGAAAAGATGTGATGCACTTCACTGCAGCATTCATCATGAATGAAACATCAATGATGACGAGAGCTACACCAGAGAGCCCATTCCCCTTGGGATTACGATCTGTGGCAGCGCGCGTGCTGCGTTACATTTATAACTTGCCAATCACGCAACAGATTATAATGCGTCCTATTTATAAGCATATAAAAGACTTTATGGCTCACTCTGAGAGTGGATACGCTATTGAGCAAAAGATTGGTGTAGCTGTGGCGGACATGTCGAATGAAATCAATACATCAATATCATTAATACATGATCCATCCACGGTGTGCCTAGCCCATGATGCTAGCGCTCTAGATCAACATATCGGGTCGCGTCATCGAGAAATATGGCGTAAGGTAATGTCAGACGTACTATCAGATTTTGAGAGTGATTCGTTGTCGCAAATATTGAACTCTGATGTAAAGTATCGCGAGCTAGTTGATAATGTGCTATCTTCCTGGGACGATGCATATTTTGAATTCGCTGTTCCTCAAGCGCCATCACAGTTTCTACATGCGGATACACAACCATCAGGAGCGATAACAACTGGTTCAGATAACACCATTACCACTATGGCAATGCTGAACATGATTGAAGCCGAAACTGGAGATAAACCACTAGCAAAGCAAGTGTGGGGTGATGATTGCTACTTTGCAATGCAACTACGGTCTGATGATGACATAATTACAAAAATTAAGCAGCATGAAGACTTAGCCACAGGGGCGGGTCAGGTGTTAGGTACTATTAAAGATTCAACAAGTGGACGTGTCGTACACTTTCTTCAAAAACTATTCATAGGTGGACAAGTTGTCTCTCGTAGAATGGCATATGATCACGAAAACGCACAAAACCACGAACGTCTCCCAGGTTTGATTGGTGAATACCTCGATAAAAGTCGCGATCTCGCAATGCGAGGTGGAAACCTCGTCTTACTAAATATGCTTCAATTGATGACCGTGATAAATGGTTCACGCTCAACTGTTTTTGGAAGACAGGCCGTTACATCTTTTGAAAGCATTGCCGCGCCAGGTGGAACAACTAACAGATTGCTATTTGGCTACGGTCAACCAAATTCAAAACTCTACCTTGAACTAAACTTCCCAAGAATGTATGGTGATACAACAGGGATGTACGTAGATTCTAAAGCCGTACTAGATACGCCTAAAGAAATCGGTAAGCGGGTAATTGATAAACTGTCAGACGAAAAGGCATCAGTGCGGATGCAATTGGGTGGTATGGAGATAAAGCGTCCAGATGGCCAGGATTACACAATGGATGAGCTACAACACACTGCATCTGAACGATTACTAAAGAGTGATAGGCGCAGACGAATGGGGCTTAATGAAAAGACTCGCATTGCATTAACAGACGCCGATGTCATGGATCATGACTACGAGAGAGCGGTAATCCGTGGTGGCTACGATGCCATTGGCGGCATGCTACGAGACAAGAGACTAAATTCTAAATTTAAAGAGAAAGCCTTGATTGCTAACGGATTCATATCAAGACATTCCGATAAGCAGTTCACGCCTGAGATAAAACAAGCCAGTGTTAGTCAACATACTGGCATCCGTGTTGGAGACGCAACTATAAAGTACAGTTTTAATAGCACACATGTCATGTACTTACCGACTAATTCAGACGAGAGCTTTGATCTCATGTCGTTATCAGGCACCTTGGTGCAAAGATATAAGCAGTACTGGCATCCTTTCTATAGCTTACCCGAAAACATAAGATTCCTTCTAGCACTAACCGGCATACATGGTGGTAGGGATAGACTAAAGATAAAGTCTCATATTAACAAATTTTCACCATCGCATTTCCGTAAAGATCTAATGCCAGAGCACGTCATGCACGGGATTGATAGAGTTAGAAAGAAGGGGGGGAATGTTAGAGAATACCTAAAGTTTACAGGATTTACGTCAACTGGCGACAATAACGAAATTGACGAGATAATGCGTCATATTGATAAAATGGGGCTGTATCGTGATCTTTCGGATGCTGATGAGTTCTCATCAGTCTTTGATGTCGTCAAGTCATGCTCAACTCAGCCCGTCTTGGATCTAATCTCAAGAACCTCACCAACTTTCTATACATTATTATCGACCGTCGACTCAGAAGTGAGAGGCGTCGTTTTAACTCATTATATTGGCTTACTATGTGACGAAATAAATGTAGCGTGCGTGCAACACAGATCGAGTGCGAATCCACGTAATTTTATTCGTATACCAATAGTGTCAATTGAAATGTCTATCTAATAAGTATGTAGTTTGAA